GAACCCAATGAAGAATAACATTTTAACCAGCGACGTGCTGGAACTGTTCGACCGTAACCATATCACCGCGAACACTCTTCGTAAGTTCATGGTAGAGAGCGTTGCCGACTTTCTCGGAGACAACAAGCACGACAAAGTGTGCGGCAAACTGTTCGACCGTTGGTATCAGCACGTTCGCCGATCCATCTGGGTCGGTGCCGCTCAATACGCCTTGCAACAGCACGGGTTTAACCACGACGAAGCCATCAATGAGGCTAAACAACTCTACGAAGAGCTGCACGCGGATTACGACAAGCGGTATCACTGCTGGCGTCGCCACGAGGAAAGGAAAACCGATGAAGACTGATGGCAATTGGTGGACTGCCGTGCTTTCGGCTGGAATCACGGCTGGATACGCGACCACTGTCGTACAGCTCTCGCCCGGCCCCGGCTATATGTTCTCCATGCTCCGCCGCAAGCTGACCGTAAAGACCGAGAACCTGTCCAACTCGCTCCCCTCATGGGCCAAGGATTACGTGGACAGTCTCGGAGAACTCGCCTATTGCGGCTGGTGTCTCAGCCCGTGGGTGTCGCTCCCGGTATGGGCTATGGCAGCCAAGATCAACCGGATACGGTTCGGAGTCAAGTGGGTGGCCGGTTGGATTGTGGCCGCTGGCATGGCCGCATTCCTCCGCCACTCGGCTGAAACGGCGGTGGCGTAATGTTCAGCAAACAACAGGTTCATGTGCTGTTGATTCTGTGGATGGCTAAGCGTCCGCTTACCCATGAGGAAATCGAACGTATGTCGGTCTTAGCGAAGTATGACGATACTCCGCAGGGATTGAGGACGCGCATGATCGAGCTTGAGCGTTCCGGTCATGTGTACCGTGTCGATCGGGATGGTGTGAACAGTCGGCACCGTCATTGCTGGCGGTTCGCGCTGACTGACGATGGGCGCGAAGCCATTAGCGAGCTGTTTGGCAAAACAGAAACAATGTGATATGATCTATATATCACTCATCGTATGGAGGGAAACATGCGCAAGCAAAACATGATCAAAACCGTTATCAACGGCCAAGAAGTCACCGTAGAACAGGACAGCCAGACCGGCCAGTTCTTCACACGACAGAACATCGGCAACATCCCAGTTGACTACGCGACTATCAGCGACAGGGTGACCATCGGCCAGTGCGTCAAATACTGGCGTCTACGACACGGGTATTCGCAGGCGGAACTAGCCGAACGAATCGGCGTCGCCAGCCCAAACGTAATAGCCATGTGGGAAACCGGACGCCGCAAACCGCAAAAGCAATACCGGTTGCGGTTGGCCGAACACCTCGGCTATGACATCCTGACCAAAGACTAAAAGATAATCTAAATAGTTGCACAATTAGTTTAATCATCATCACACCAAAGGAGCAACAATGGAAACCATCAACTATCTGGCCTCGATCATCAACCTCTTGCAGAAGACACCGCAAGCACAGGCAATCATCGACACCCAAGGACTCGGACAGGAACTCACGTTCGGTCAAATCGGGATTAAAGACGCCAAAGCGTTCCTCAAACTCTACGACGTTCTGGGCAGCGTTGAAGGCGTTAAGATCACGGCCATTCATGAATGCAAGACAGACACCGATAGGCAATATTTCTTCAAACTCGTCTCCCCGATAACCTTGTACTTCTTCCACTGCGAAGGAGTATCCGAGTGAGCAAAACAGACCCTGATATCGAAACCCGTATGAAAGTGTTCCACCGAGACCACGGCAGATGCTTCATCTGTGGGAGAACATTAAGCGCCTCCGCTTTTAACCTTCATCACCGGCGTATGCGCTCACACGCTTGGGAAGGATTAAACCTACCCAGCAACCTGATTACCGTCTGCGGCTCGGGTACTATGGGATGCCACGCACGCATCCACGCCCACCCAAAGGAATCATACGCGAAGGGCTGGCTGGTCAGCGCCTACAACGATCACCCAGAAGACGTTCCAGTGTTCAGCGAATACCGAAATCGAGAATTCCTCTTGAACAACTGAAAAAGAAAGAATAGCCCGGCATTAGTCATCAAGACCAGTGCCGGGCTAATTTAATCGGTCATCACACCATCGCTCGAAAGGAGCAACACCAGTCTACCACTTGGAAACACCAGTGTAGATGTGGTTCACGCTTCCTCACGCCATCCCTGCGGGTAAGCGTCCGGAGTCCACACACACCCGTCCATTACGCACGTGTAGTGTTTCCCGTTGTAGGTGATTTTGTCGCCTACATGATAGGCGTCGTGCGCGCCGGTAGGCTGCTTGTATTCCGGCCACTCGTCGCCGGGTTCCTCGGGGTCGCCGGGGTCGGTCGATAAGCCGGATTCCAGCTTGCTTAAACGCTCCTCGATGGTCGTCTCCCATTCCTCGATGGCCTTCACGCGGTCGGCCAACGGAGCATAGGAATCGTCGGGCTTGGCGTTATCCTGCGCCTGTTCGAGTAGCTGTTTCATCTCATCCTCGGTGAGTTCGCCCATCACGTACAGGGTCTTGATGCGCTGGGTGAGGCCTGCGAGGTCGTAGCCTCCGGCGTTGATGATGGTTTGGAATGTTTCGAACATTGGTTATGCTCCTTGGCGGAACAAGTCGGATGCAATTGTCATCATTACCTCACTTGGAGATGCCTGCGTAGTGGACGCCGAACATTCCAGCCACGCCGGAGCCAACCAGAGCGCAAGCGCCACCCATCACAGCCACCCATGACGGCACGTCCGGCACGGCGCTCACGAAACTCAGCACCGCGCCGGCGATACCAACCAGACCGGAAACAAGATACGCCCACTTACGAGTCGCGGCGTCGAACGTCGGCACGTAATTATCATTACCGTCCGGCATCTCATTGGCGACCGCTGTCTCAGTGGTCGGATCACCAGTATTCATATTCATGATAAACCTCTATCGAATAGTCTACTTGATGCGGATTGTCTGGCCCGCGTAGATCACGTCAGGGTTGGCGATACCGTTCAACGCCACCAGATTGGAAACACTGGTACCGTACTGGGCGGCGATACCACTCAATGTGTCACCGGGCTGGATAGTGTACGTCGTAACGGACGGTGACGGTGTAACGGACGGTGACGGTGCGCCGCCCGGCAGTTTCAGCACCTGACCCGGATAAATCAGATTCGGGTCAGCAATGCCGTTAAGCTGCTGGAGAGTCTGCCACGAAGTCCCAAACTTGGCGGCGATACCACTCAGCGTGTCCCCCGACTGCACCGTATACGTGCCGCTACCGGGATGAACCGTATTGGCAGTACCATTGATATTCAGCACCTGACCCGGATAAATCAGATTCGGGTCAGACAGATTATTAATCTGCGCCAGCACCTGCCAGCTAGTCCCATACATCGACGCAATACCACTCAACGTGTCACCAGAGCGCACAGTGTACGTGCCAGACGCGGGAGTAGACGGAGCAGGAGCGGAAGGGGTCGGCACGTTGGTCACACTCGAATGACCCGCCTTATACGCATTCCACGCATCAACGTCACCATAGAACTTGTCAAGGTCAAGACTGCCTGAATATCCGGGCAGACGACCATTGCCCGAATACTGGCGTATCGCGCACGCATACGCGCCCTCGTTCCACGGCGTATCCTGATACCCAGTAGCGTCCATATTCGCGTACTGAGCCACCCACAATCCACGATCGCCAATATTCTGAGCATCGTTAAGCATGGACGCTCCCACGTAGACGATAGGCTGGGAGCCTGTACGCTCGTACACGCGGTCGCAGAACGACCTAATCCACTGCTGTGCAGACGCGCCAGACCCGAACAGTCCGTTACCCTGCGCCTCCCAGTCCAAGCACCATACGACCTTACCGACCCAATTCGCGCAATTGTTCACAAAAAAGTCAGCTTCGGAGACGGCGTTACCACCGTTGGCGTAATGGTATACGCCCACGCACTTTCCCAGACTCAACGCCTGTTCCACCTGCCGAGCACAATCCGCTGAAACGTACCAGCATCCCTCCGTCGCCTTGCTGATGACGAAATCACACGGTACGGCAGACAAGTCGATACCAGCCTGCCAATTACTAATGTCGATACCGTTCAAAGCCATCGAAATTCCTCCTATAGATTGATTGTGTAGAAGAACAGCCACGCCATGCATAAAACGGCGTAGGCCGTCATCAGGACGTGGACTATCAACGAGACGACGGCGAACATCAAGACAAGGATCAGCCACCGTTTGAAACGTCTCATAAGATCATCTTATCATCGAACGAATCGATATTATTATGGCCGATAATGCCCATTATGTATGTGCTGAGGGCCAGTGGGTTGCCTCGTATTACGCCGCGTTTCCGTACACTATCAAGTGACAGTTAGTTTTCGCCTACTAAGTCTTCAAGCGATGCAATACGGTCGCGTAGATCATCAGGCAACGACGGTTTAGGATGCTCCTCCAAAAATTCAGGCTCGATAATCTCGCAGAACTTCGACAACCAGTGCCCCAACGCGCGAATATAACCAGTCTCAAGGTCAATCGTGTACTGCATCGCATCACGGTTTTTGATTAGTGCGCTTATTTTCTGGTCTTGGGCGTCTATCTGCCGTTTCATGTCCCCTTGCGCTGAGACTAGTGCCTGATATGCGCTGGTGAGGTCTGAACGACGGTTGGCCAACCATGTTATGAGTCCTCCGAGTGCTACGCCGCCTACGCCGATGATTGCAGTGAGAATATCAGTCATAGTCTCTATTTTAGACCGTGCCGATAATGCTCATTAAATCAGGAATGGCGGGACGTGGAAGCTGAAACGTAAGACGATTACGTTCGGCAGTGTCGGGAAAAACACAGTCGTGGGCACCGTGCCGAATGTCGGCAATATCAGCCACGCATACGGAATGGGTGTTGCTTGGTTCAGGCAGTACAGTACCACTGCCGTTCTTCCCCCCGGACTACCCGAATCGCGCGGCATCGTTCAGCATCAACGCATCTGGCCAGATTTTCATTCTGTACGGTTCCGAAAACACGTTGCAGAGAGGGCGCATCACAATTTGCTGGGAGTATTAGTCATCAGGGCTTGATTGGATACGTGATGTTAGCGGATAAGGAAACCGAATTACCGTATCCGTTGAACGAAATCAACAGACCTTGCGAAGACACCATGCAAAAACCATGCGAAACGCTCTGTAGACCAACGTGACACGCTAATACCCCGTAACATTCAAAATAAGGTGTTGCAGGTTTGTAATTTTGCACATATGCCTTGAAAGCCCCAGTGGAACCCTGATATGTGCGATTCGCGATAATCGTGCAAAACCCGTTTCTAACACACTCGATTATAGACCATCCGTCATATGAACTGGTTTTCAGCGCATCTGAAACCCACGTCCCGCTATTCCTGACATAATGGACATTATCGGCCATTGTCATAGCCTCCTGCCCGTCCACCGCGTCAATGGTGTTAAGCTGTTCAAGATTACGCGCCATCAGGATAGCGCTGTTGCGAATCATCGGAGCCACATCCGACGCGACACCAGCGTCCACCTTGGCAATCACAAGACCGTTGATATTCGAGTCAGGCGTGCCACCGGTGAATACTTCGATTTTGCCGCGCGGAGTCGTGCCGTGCGATTGCGACGGGTCTTCCACCGTGATAGCGATTTTGTAATTGTTAGTCGAATCGGCGAGATTAACTGTCGTGTTCGTGGTGATGGCGTATGTGTACGCGCCGAGCCCATCCCACGGGCTGATGGTGCCGCAATGAGCCTTGACCGTAGCAGTCAGGCCGCTCACCGTGACCAGAGGACTCGGAGAACCGCAACGAATGCCCGACAACCCGTTGAACGCGGTACCATCGGACGGTACTAATAGAGGATTGATGGCGTGCCTGTAATCGTCCGCCGTATACTCCGGGAAACCGTTTTTCGCGGTAAGCGGGTGCATGATGATAGCCATAATCACTCCTCCGAAACGTCTACGACCATTTTATCTTTGTCAGTGGATAGAGCATCAACCTTAGCTTTGAGCGCGTCCAATTCATCCGCTACCTGTTGAGCGAGTCGGAGCGCCGCCACACCAAGCATGGGGTAGTTGATACCTACCAGCGTGCCGTCTTCATCGTATTCGCAGAAGAACCCCAATCCGTTTTCATCCAGATCGTCGGCGATCATGCCGACCAACGGCTGCGCGTCATCAAGATTCAGGTTCTTATCATCCTTCATCCGATAGACGCACCACTTCACCTTGCGGAGAGCGGCAACGGGAATGTAGTCGTCCGCGTCCACGATATCGGTCTTCACTGCACGAATCGACTGAGCCGTGCCCATAGTACCGTCAGACAACACCCACACCGCGCGCCAAGAGCCTGCCGCAAACACATTGTTATAAGCGTTGGCGCTACCAGTACCACCACGATTGGGAGCCAATACACCCCAGTTCCACGTCTGAGTTTTAACGTCAATCTCGGCACGGGTGTAACTGTTGCGAGTGATGCTTTCCTGCACACGCTGGTCAAGATTGTTCGTCAGCGTCTGCACTTCCTCATACATTTTCGTGATCTGATCGACCATAGGTTTAACGCTGGTGACGATACTCGGCGGCAGCTCCTGCAACTGGCGTTTAATGTCCGAGAACTGGCGTGCTGTAGCGTCCGCGCTATCTAGACTGAACTTGAATTTGCTCGGCATTATCGTCCTCCTGCTGCAATATAGGTGTGATGGTCCACGCCTGACTAAAATCTATCTCGTACCCGATGATACGGGCGGTACCGTGATTATGGTCGGGGAAATGCTCGTCGTCTTCTTCCACTGTCCACGATATGAGGTCGCCCGGCTTCCACTCCTCATACACCATCGGAGCGGAAAGCAGACTCAAACCCATAGTGATGGTCTGGGTACCGTTCTGCATCTGCAACAACGAGGACTTGGCGTGTTCGTTCAGCGTACTCTTATTAGTAATGCTTGTTGACGGTTGGAACACATATTCCATCATGGGCCTGTTAGGCTGGTCTGCGATCATCCAATCGGATTGCGGACGGTCGCCAGCGGCAGCCGTACTCACAGCCATTACCGCGTTAGCACCGTACCCGTTCGTGTAATCCTCCAACAGGTTGAACATGGTCATAACGCTTTCATCGAACGTCGTACTCGGAGTGGTGGAACCGATATGGTCGGCTACCGTCATCACAGGCTCATAATGCCCGTTATTGATGGCACGCCACGAGGTACACCATTCCGGCCCGTTCAACACGTTCGCAAGTTCTTGTAGCACGCTTAACAGGGTTTTATCGCTTTCGGCTTCATACGTTCTGTCGCGTTTGACGCTACTCGGGGACGCTTCGACAACGAGATTGAAACGGTGGTTTTTAAGCGTGGTGGTTACGAGGTCTTCCACGATCTCGCACTGGTCACGATTCGTGTACGTATGATCCTGTACGTACACGTTATCGAGATAGTGTTCGACTGTTGCCAGTGTCAGTGTTAATCCTTCTCCGCGCATTGCACGCTCGCGTTTGACCACGATACCGCCCCACAGGACGGTAGATTCGCGCAACAGGAGTATGGCGACCTGATACGGTGTGGTGGCTTCGTCCCAATTGCGGGGAGCGTTGCGCCACGGGAGCGTGGCCGTTTCGCTGGTCGTTTCCTCGAAACGGTACGTCAGGTGGGTTAGTTGGAGGTCTGGGAGTTCGGCTATCACCGTGCCGTCGTTCAATGTGACGGCGACGAACTGCAATCCGGAACGCTGCAACAGCACACGCGCCGTGTCAGAGTATAAGCCGTTCGACTGCGGCAATCGGTTAGAGATAAAAGGCATCCGGCACCTCCTTAGATGTAAGCCGGGTTGAACGTGACCGTCATTCGTGCGTTATTAGATGGTACCTCGGCGCTGAACAGCCAGATGTTCTCACCTACCTCCGCGTAGCTCCATTCGCGTCGGATCACACTGCCACGTGCCGGATCGGTGCCATCGACAAGAATCTCATGCGCGGCACCGTTGATAAGAATGTAATGACCCTCACCCAAATTGAGATCGAACGCCATAATATGCCCGCTCGGACTATGCTCAACCTGCGGATTGACCACCGGCCCATCGATACTAATAGTCACCGGACTCGGAGCACTACCCGTGTTAGTAAGTGGCACGCTACCCGACACGGTTGTTTCAGACCACACCCACGTTGATTCACTGCCAGTATTGAGGTCCTCGAAATAATAGGGGAACGTCATACCGCCCTGAGTGTGCGGCAACCCGGTTTTCCCGCTCACTGACTGAGTATCGTAAAGATACGAGTCCAAAGCGGTCAGACCAATACTAAACTTCAGGATGTTGACGCCAGCCCACTCCACCAGCGGAGCGGAAGACGATTGCATGACCTGCACCTGACGGCTGATGTTCCCCAACTCCACGACAAGCGATTGACTGGTGATGTTGAACGACCGTTTGAACGCATCCCAAGCGTTGATGCAGTTTTCCGTGCATTTGCCGATAATATGACCCTCAATGGCGATCGAGCGACCCTGAGCCACTGGAATATTGCTAAACCATCCGTCAGACCACGCCTTGTCCTTGGTCTGCAAGGTCGAACCAACACCGTCGAACAATCCCGAAACGTTCTGAAACGTCACATGCCACTCACACCCATACGAGTCAGTCCCATACAAGGGGAACCCGTTCAGGGTCAAACGGACATCGCGCGGGTCAAGGGTAAAGATAGCCATACCCTCAGTCTACCCGCGCGGCTTGTCACACGTAATGGAAATTAATCACCCTCACAGTCTCTTGAGCGGCCGCGTTCGGGTCAAGCGCGTTCACCGTGATAGGCGCGCTCACACGCGGGCCACTGTTCATGGTCACAGGCACCGGGCTAGACATAACTGGCATGGGCGTCACGATGGACGACGGCAGAAGCGAGTTCACCATGTCTTCCACCGGACGAGTGGCCGCACGCTCGTTCTCAGATACGCCACGGCCAAGACCAGCCGGAATCATCCTACCTATCTCACGGTCGAATACCTTAGACGGGGACGCGATACCCAGCAGGCTCTTGGCACCGTCGATGATACCGCTAACCGCGTTCTTGACCGCAGATATGGCACCGCCGATGGCGTTCGTGATGCCGTTAATCAGACCCTGAATAATGTTATTGCCTGCACTCAGCAACCATGATCCGGCTCCACTGAACACGCCCATGATACGGCTTGGGATACTGGTGATGAAATTCATCATTGAGCTTACGCCACTGCTGACAGCACTGGTGATACCACTCCATGCACTGCTTACCGCGCCCTTGATGCCGTTCCATACACTGCTGAAAATACCGCTTATGCCGCTCAGCACGCTTGAGATGACGCCTGACACTGCATTGATGGCACCGGAAACGATACTTTGGATACCGTCCCAAACACTGGAAACGATATTCTGGATACCTTCCCATACTCCAGACCAGTCGCCGTTAATCGCGGCCAATACGGTGGTGATTATCGCGTTGATAACGTTCATAACGGATGTGACAATCGTTTGGATGAATGGGAAAACCGCGTTAATGACACCCTGAATCGTTGAACCCCACGATTGAAACGCTGACTGGATTACCGGAAGCACGGCCTGAATCAACGCAGCGATGTTATTAATCACCGGCGTTACAGCAGTCGCGATAACGCTCATGGTTTGCCCGATGTTGCTCACTATGGTAGACAACACTGGTGCCATGGTCTGGATTGCAGCCGTGATAATAGGCATGATGGCATTACCGATATTCTGCAAAGCACTCATTAGCGGCTGGAGTGCCGGAAGCACCGTCTGAATCGACGAGGCGATGTTATTAATCACCGGCGTTACGGCAGTTGAGATGACGCTCATAGTTTGCACGATGATGCTCGCCACGGTAGCTAACCCTGATGCGATGGGCTGGATTGCAGGCATGATGGCATTGCCGATATTCTGTAAGGCACTCATAAGCGGCTTAAGTGCCGGAAGCAACTGAGATTGCACCATTCCCACAACTGGTTGAAACGCTGTCTGGAACGTTGTGCCGATTTGTGAGAGAATCGGGCCGATAGTCTGCACTAGTCCCGTAAACACGCCGCTAAGTCCGCTGATTTTCTGCGCCAACATGCTGATACCGGATGTCAACGGGCCTTTGAACTGGTCAAGAATCGTCGTACCCACGCCGACAACAGACGCTTCCAGATTACCCATCGCACCTTCAATAGTGCTGGTGCTGGTAGCGGCTTCCTTCGCGGCGTCCGTCATACCCAAGTCCATTATGGCTTGGTTGAATTCCTCCGCGCTGATCTCGCCCTTCTCCATCGCGTCGCGGAAGTTCCCAGTGTAAGCGCCGTTCTTGAGCATCGCCTCTTGAAGTTTGCCGGATGCACCGGGAATGGCGTCGGCTAGCTGGTTCCAGTTTTCTGTGGTGAGCTTGCCGGCTCCGGCGGTCTGCGTAAGCACCATACCAACTGAGCTGAAAGTTTCAGCGTTGCCACCGGCGACCGCGTTCAAATTGCCAGCCGCCTCGGCCAGCTGGTCGAAACCTTGTACACCGTTGGCCGCAAGCTGAGCGGTCACGTTACGGATATCGCTGATACTATAAACGGTCTGGTCGGCGTAAGTCTGAGTGCTGGCAGTGAGCGCGTCAATCGTACCCGTATCCAGTCCGGCGAAGTTAAGAGTGCTTTTGAACTTATCCGCAGAGTCGGACGCCTCCACGATATCACCGGTAAGATTGCCGATGGCGTCCACAGCCATTCCGATACCCGAAGATACAAGACCGCCAACGGCACCGGCGGCGGCACCGAACTTACCGAACCCGCTGGAAGACTTACTAGCAGACTTGTCAACGTCACCCAACGATTCATCAGCCTGTCGCGCCGACTCTTCGATCTGACGGCTACCCGATTGAATATCCTTTACGCCAGCGTTCCAATCGCCGGTGTTGATCTCGGCGTCTAGGGTCAGTGTCGAGTCTGCCATCACACGTCCTTCCCGAGTTTTTCGATAATCGTGTTAATATTGCGGTCGCCGTGCTTGCTGAACGCGGCGGCGATGCAGTCGAACGTCATGAGGTATTGTTCCGCCAGCCGCCGCCGTCTGATACGGCGTCCCTCTCTGAGCAGGTTCATCATCAGGGAGGAATCCACGTTGTTTTCCAGCACGTCGCGGATAGCCTGCCACCCATACAAGTCACCAAGTTCGGCGAGGATATGAACGCTCGGAAGCGGCTTGCGAGCCGCCTCCTTCTGTTTGTAATTCTTCATCGCCTCCCGTTCGGCGGGAGTAAGCAGGCTATCCCACGACTTCATTATTCGCCTTTAATGTCAACCGTGATGTTCTTCGCCATCAGACCGCACAACGCGGTCATGGCACGCTGATAGGCAAGGTCGCTACGCTTACGAGTCTGTGAAGCCCACTCGGAGAATTTATCAGCTGGACTCATAAGGTTTTCGACCAACGGGAAGATAATCTTTTCAGCGGTTTCCAAAGTCTCACGGTTAGCCACGCCAGCGCTCAGCTTATCGATTGTCTCCGCATTATCCAAGATCGTGAGCATATCCTTCGAGCCGAGCGGGCGCATGGTGTACACGGTGCCGTCGATTTTCACGGTGAGGGTGCGGAACGCTTCTCGGGTGTCGATGCTCAAAACAGGGGTAGTCATTATATTTGCTCCAATCGTGTGATATTATGAATCATGTTGCTTTTCTCGGGACCTTTTCTCTCCTGCGCCCGCTACCACTAAAATTCTGGTGGCGGGCGTTACTTATGCTCACTCAACGGCGACATTAAACTTAACCACGGTTTGAACAGTGCCAGCCTTGAACGTGACGGTACCCGGACCATTCTGCTTAAACTGAATATCCCAAGTACCATCCCCGTTGTCCGTAGCGACAGCCTTAGCAGTTTCAGCTACGGTGGCGGTGATGGTACCAGTCGCACCATTCGGGAACGCCGCCACATTCACCGTCACATGATCCCCGACTCTGCCGGAGATGTTCGCCGGGGACGCGGTAAGCGCGGTGACCTGAACGTTCTCCGTCTTGATGGTGCCGGAATCCTCGTCGTAATACGATGGGTTATCCAGATCAAGCTCGCCCATGACCACGGCACCGTTCGCGCCGGGGGTCATCGAGCCGGACAGTGTGACCACGAACGGGTCGGACAGGCTCACGGTGAACTCGCCGCCCGCGCTGGTTAGCGCCTGCGGGATACGGAAGTCCTGCGCCGATGAATGGCCATCGCACACGTTATGGATAATGATGTCACGCGGAGTGTTGGAAACACATTCGGTGCCGCCGAAACGCACCTGACCCGTCTCGGACAGCGAACCGGAGATAACGCGCTTGAACTTCGCATTATGGTACAGTTCCGGAAACAGCATACCGAGGTAGCGGACGCTCGGACAGATAATGTTCAGCTCGAAACTCATTTCCTCATATGAGCCATTCGGTACGTTGATAGTGCCGGACTGCGAGGATACCTCGGTAGTGCCGGGAGTCAAGGTAACGGTGCCCGCTTCATCCTGAACGTAGTCGGGGGAGATCACCATATCGTCGATGTAGACTGTCTTCTTGCCAATAAGGGGGTAGGAAGCCATTGTTTGTCCTTTCGTCGGGCGGGACTGCACACGCGGCGACTAATGGACGGTTCCTATTCTACCGTTGCCGGGTCGAGTTTGTAATCCACATTGAACCGGATGCTTTTCACCCAGCGGCCTTCCCCGTCGATGGCGTCCATGTCGATTGCGGTAGCCGGATGCACGCGGATTGATACAAAGTCAATATCAGCGATGGGGTTGCATGTCAGTCGGCAATAGTCATGTAGTCGATTGTTGACGAAGTGCAGGAGACGGAGCATCAGACGGCCTTGTTCGATCACGTCGAAATAGCGGCTACTGATAGTGAGCTGATCGGTGTAGAGGTCGCCGTTGATGTCCACGGTGTTCGCGTTGACCCAGATGCCCTCGGCGTTCGTGACGCTACCCGTGTCCAGTACTGGGCTGGTGCCGAAGAACAGGGTCTTACCGTAAGTTCCGAAACCCTCGTTCTGTAGGGTCATGCACATGGCCAGATCAATCATGATGGCGGCTCCTATCCTAGGTTGAAATATGATTTAGCACGGCTAGCGGCAGTGTTCCTAGCCCGCTGGAGGTAGCGTACCGTGTTAGGGTGCAACCGGTTCGTGTGTTCGCGGATACGTGCGTAAGGCACGCGACTGTTGCCGAACGTGATACGCCACTTCATTGTGGAAAGTTGTTGGAAACGTCCGCTGTTACGCAAAGCGCCGGTGAGTACGGGAGCGTTCTGACGTGCCATCTTGAGTATGTCTGTCATCATTCTCACGCCGCCCTCGTTCAACTGTTGGGTGGAGAGCTTACGCGTCCAATCAGCGGACAACTGTAACCGGTAACTCATATGCTGTCCCTTCCATACGGGTTCCCGTACACGGTGATGAATCGGGTCTCACCCATGTCCATATCGTCGCCTCGACTGGCTTGCGTGACTTGGTACACTCTGCCATCGGACAATTCCACCATGAGATCGGGCCATAGTTCCATGTTTTCCCGCAAGTTCTCGGGAACCGTGTCCGTTTGGATGTGGAAGCGTCGACTGCTGATACGTGAACCGTATTCGGTCGGCTGGTCGGACTGGGTTGAATGCTTCACAATCACCTGCAAGTCGGCCAGTTGTTCGTTAGGCAGACCGGGAGCCGTGTACCGCCAAAGCGTCGCTGTTTGGACTTGGTTCGGGAACAGTCGGAACGGGTCACAGAGCGTTGCCATAAGCGTAGTCACCCCCCATGTAATCCTGAGCGTTGAGCCACCACGGTAATTGATGATGCTTGCGAGGCATGGAGAGAATGCCACCTGTCTGGACTCCGTTCCGGCATAGGCTCCACTGGCTTATGAGCGACTGGTACGGGGTCAACGCGCGTTCCATAGCCGTCTCGTTGATCGTTGCGTAGCTTACGCTCACATCCTCGATGCTCTTGGACGTGATGCGGTCTGTCTGTTCAAGAACGTTCTGGTCTGCCTCTATAACAGCCGCCAATAATGAAGATAATGGGGCGGGGAGCTTGGCGAACCCGTGCGTTCCGGTCACGGTGACTGCCGTGCCGACATTAAGACGTTGCGCGATTGTCAGGCAGTTGGCGTATTTGGTTTCGGGCGTCCACCCGTCGCCCATATCGTAGTTCACGCGAAAATCGAGCTTCACACCGTCGGTGGTCTGCACGTTGGTCACATCCGAATACCATGCCGGTAACGCTATGTGGCGGCCATCTCCTACGACAATTCCCAAGTAATCATCCGTAATCGGGAATAGGTCTTTTTGGCATATGATGTTGGCGAGGTCTGCGAGCGCGGCATCCTTCCACCGCTCATAGGCGGACTCTCCCACTTGGGCGATTACGCTTGCGTCGATGTCCATGTTTGCTCCTTCCGGAAATGAGTTAGGCCCCACCTCCCATTGTAGGAGATAGGGCCTAGTGCGGTGCAGTCCCGCTACTGTTTAGGGTAGCGTGTTAGGAGGACGCCATCTGCCCGGCTGTGACCAAGGCGTTACGGAGCGCGATGAACTCGGCTTTAGTCGGAGTTTCGCCAGCCGGGTCGTTAACGTGCGCGGCCTGCTTGACCAGACCGGCCTTTTCCTTGGTCGCGTTGGTCGGCAGAACACCGCTCGCGATCTTGTTCACGGTTACAGCATTGTTAGCCAGCTTCGCGGTCGTCACGCTGCCATCGGCAAGGGAGATCGGAGGGTCAACGGGATTACCCGAAGCGTCGAACACCGCTAGTTCGGCGATGTCCTGAACCGGGTTACGAGAGTCCGCCTTAACGAATCGAACTTGTTTAATCGTCATAGCAGATCACCTCATACACGCTTCGGCTTGATGACCACGGCGGACTTCTCCGCGTCCAGACCGCCACCAGCGTAGATTTCCTGAAGATACTCGTTGGTGTTAGTGGACAACGCGAAGTTGGTGAAAGCCTCGATGGAGGTATCGCCAACCACAGCGTAGTGGGACGCGGACATGATGACGCCCATAGTGGTGGTGTCGTCCGTGTCCGTCCACCATTCAGGGGTAATGATCTGGTTAACGCCGAGGGCGCGGGCCAGAGTATCGTCACCGCCGAGAGCAATGTACGTATTTCCGTTAGCGTTTGCGGACATCAGCAGGTCGGCCACGGTGTCAGCGTTGCACAGCAGCACCTTGTTGCCCTGAGCGCGAACCATGTGGGAGGCACGCACGAAGTCCATTAGCGGAGTGTCATCTTTCATGGTGTAGGAGAGCGCGAAACGGTTGCCCTTCCACTCGGACAACTTGTCTGCCGCGTCGGTCACGACGGAATGGAAATGCTCCATGTCCGTATAACCACCGAGCGTGATCTGACGTTCGATGGTCTGGACGATGTAGTTCGGGAGTTCCTGCAACACGTAGCGGAGCAGAGCGCCCGGACGCTGGGTGCGGCGAATATCGCCCTTGTTCAGCGTGATGTACTTGTAGGTGTAATCGGCCTGAAGCTCACGCTTCACGAACGAAAGCCCCTGTTCCTTCTTCTTCGTGCCGTAGGAGGCCACAGGGTAGCCGTGAGCGCGGGTCTGATCAGTCAGACCGGCAACGTTGCCACCGATGGTCAGGCGATCCATACCGGTTTTGCGCAGCAGGTTCCACAGGCCGGAGCCGCGCGTGTTCAGCGCGTCCGCGATTGTGGTGATTGCCGCAGTCGGGATGAACTTGTCCACGTTGGTGGTGTCAACGCCGAACGATGCGGTGTCCGACATGTTACGGTTCACGGTGTCAGCCCACTCACGGTGGAACGCTTCGACACCCTTGTTATCAGTGTCGATCAGGGCACGCTCGAACGCGATCATGGCGTCATCGGAGTCAAGCCACGTCTTACGATCATGCGAGAACTTCACAGTACCCGACTGGTGGGCGGCGTGGTTGGCTTTGTTGATGATGATGGTCTGACGACCGCTGGAAGTCTGCACGGGGTCCTCCGGTGCCGGGGTGCCTTCGCCCTCGCCCTCGCCTTCCTTCTGGTTGGTGATGGCAGCGGTGATGTCATCGAGAGCGCCCTGCATGATGTCACCGATGGAAGTGGTGAGCTGTTCCGCTTCATCGGGGGTGAGTTTGAACTGGGCGATGGTACGCGCCAGTTTCTTCAGGAGTTCCGGGTTCATGGTGTCTCCATTCTTGTTGTTGCGGCTGTTGATTGCGGTGAAAGCGGCCCTTGGGTCGGCCCCACGATAGACGACGCTGATTTCCAGTAGTTCGCCATCGTGGATGATACCGTCCTTGCCGGGACGCTGGTTGAATTCAACGGTGATGCTGAAACTGTTGGTCAGGCATCCGTCGGCGGCAAGCTGGCGGATACGTTCGCCCTGATCTACCTCGCTGAGCTTCGCTTCGGCCATTAGTCCGTCATCGGTCATCCAAAGTCGGGTGATTGCACCCGCTTGGCATTCGATACTGGGCATGTGGTCGATCAGGAGCGGAAGGGATAGTTTGTCGGACTCGGTGAGATCGGACACGAGTTTCAGAGTGCCGTCGATTAACGGGGCTTTCAGTGTCTTCAAGTCTACGGTGAGTCCGTCGCACATCACTTTGCCGCTGTTGGCGAGGAAGGTGAGGGTACGGCCATTGGTTTCTGGGGCACCGCTGTTGGCGAAGCTCTTACGAGTCTTCATCTTGGCCCTTTCAGATAGGGGGTTAGTGGTGCGGTCGAACGTCCTTAATGGGCTTAATGTTCTGACCCCCATAGTAGCACGATGCGGTACGTGTCCAAACCTTTGCAATTCGGGCATTTGAGTTTGACCATCGTGTCGCGGGCGCAGGAACCTAGATACCGTCCGCAGTGTTTGCAATGGATGTCGTAAGTCATGATTCCACCACCTCGTAATCCTCGTAGCATCGGCAGTTGGGGTGCCCGTTCGGGGTTTGCATACTCTCGAAGTTGTTCACGTAGGTTCGGTCTCCGATTTCGACGCTGGCGTTTTCAGCCAGATACGTGTCATCGAGCGCGATTCGGTCGCCTTCCATATGACGGCAGAACTCGCACACTTTGCCGTCGCCGCTTGTACGCCATACCTTGTCCAGTCGGACGCCAAGAGTCTCACTGAGATTGCGGGCGCTGTACAAGCTGCCGAGCCGCTGGGATTGCACGGTTTCGCAGCGGGCGATCAGCTCGGCGTGATCGTTGCCCATGCGTTCGAGCTCGTCACGCAGGCGTTCGGCGTCCCACTGTTCCACGTCGGCCCTATTCACCAGTTCGAGGACGTTGTTCGTGATGGTCTTGCTGGTGGACTTGGCGATGCTACGCAAGTGTTCCACGTAGGCTTCACGCACGGTGTCGGGGAGCTCAGTCCAGAAGTAGAGTTGCCGCCAATCATCGGCAGTGTAGTTCTCGACTTCCACGGCAATGGAGCTTTCGGGGTGGACTTCCGACCACACGGTAATGACCTGTTCCAGTTCGTAGCCGGTACGGCGGGCGTAGGCGGCGAGGTTGGTCATCAGGTCATCTTCCACGTCGTTTATCCACTGGTCGCCGATGGCTTCCAAATCATCGCGCAAACTGTTCTGAGAGCGACGGGCGAGCCTGATAACTCTGTCCACGTAGGTTCGAGTGGCGGGCAGAATGCGTTTCTCGGTTGCCGTTTCCTGCGGTTTGATATTACGGCTATACCGTTTTGCGGCTATTGGGATAGTCAGCGTCGGAGCCTGCTGATGCAAGTCAAGGCGCTTGTACGAGTCGGGTAAGCCGAGCGCGTCCACGGCAGATTCCAGACTGGCACCCATGTTCAGGAGCTGGGTGAGCGAGTCAATACGTACCTTCTGGGTGTCGGCCTGCACCTTCTCCACGTCGCTCTGGGACGGCAGATCAAGGTCGAACGTGATGCCATACCCAAGTCCGCCAGTGATGCGGTCAAGCTCGAACTGCCATTTATCCCACACCGTCATACACAACGGCTTCAACGTGTTCTCAATAAACGCACGTTCGGCCTGTTCGGCGTTGGCGTAGGTTTGCCCGCTGTCGATGCCACGAATAATATCCGGGACAGCGAGCGCGTTCGACAGTCGGTTGTTCACCACGTCGTTCACGGTCTGCAAGTCCAGCGTATCGTTGGCGTTCTGGAATGGTATCCACACCAGTTTACTGGTGGTGCTGGGCTTATGGGTCATAGGGTCAACCGGAATCATGTTGTACACGATGCCGTTGTTGTTGCCCGCGCCACGGAATGTGCTTTCGAGGCGTTCGCGGTTGCGTTGGAAGTCATCGGTGTTCTCCGATACGATGCCGAGCATTCCAGCGGGTACCGCGTTGTTGCCGAAGAAGCCACGCTCATAGTCGGCGATCATATCGTCAACGTTGGCCCACTTCTTCACGGTCATGGCGGGGGCAATGCCGCGCGTCGGGTCGTTCGGATGTTGGCTGTAGCTGAGAGCGATGGTTTCGTCCCGGGAAAATTCGTAGACTCGTTCGCCGTCGCCCAAGTCCATCGTGACGCGATGATACCAGTCCGAGCGAGAAGAATTATACTGGCGGCTGTTCGACGGTAGCAGCGTATATCCGATGATGTTCGTTGGGGTGATGTCTCCGCCCGGCCCATTGTTCGTCCAGATCAGTACGTCCAAGTGGGATTGAGTGAGGATGGTGGCGCAAACGATCTTGAGGAATTCCAAGCACGAATACGTGTCGTTTGGCGCGTAGAGCGCGGCCAACGGTGCGGGGGCCGGGTCGATGCGCCTGTTGTCCGCGTCCACGGCGTAGGGGATTACCGTGCTGAACCGTTGTGCGATAGCGTTCACATACGGGAACATGTTGTCGTAGGTGTCGTGCATGGGGATGGTGTTGCCGCCCATCGGCTGCCAGATGTTCCCGCCCATCGGTGTGGGGGACATACTGGGCGCATGGTTACGGTCGAACGTGCTCATAAAACCTTCACGGAGATTGTTCAGCAGGCTCACTTTTCCTCGATTCGTCATAAGACCCTGCGTCTAGTCTACCGGGTGCAACGCATAAACCTAGCAAACAGCAACGTCCCACGATGGAAGTTGCAGCGGCTTGTAGTAGGCGAGAAGGACGCTGTCAGCTAGATCGGGGCTACCAGTCTGATTCTCTGTTTTGTAGTCTTTCTTCCGCTGCACTTCGCGTAGGTTTCTGTTGTTGATTGCCCATTCACGGGTGCTGAGTTCCTGAAACAGTTCGGCTCGGTGTTCCAGATTCGGGTTGATGGTGATTTCCGAAAGCTGTTCGGCAAACTCGAACCATAATTCCGAACTGACTGCCGGATAGCGGTCGGGATGCTTGGGCTTGGCTCCGAAGTTGACGCCGTTCACTGGTTGGTTTCGGCTGCGGAGAATATCCGTTACTCCTCCGCCCACGCCGGTATCGTCCACGTTGATGATGCTTGGATGATGTGTTCCGGCAAGGGTGATTATGCGTTCCGCTGTTTCGACGAGACTGGTTTTGCTCCAGCTTACGAGGTCTACTAGGTGACGTCCCTTTACGATGGCTACGGCGGTTCGGTCGGCTCCGTATCGGGCCACGTCAACGCCGAAGCTTACGCCGCCGTCTGTTTGAGGTTGGCGTTCGGTCGCGTCTGTGAGTTGCTGCCAGCTTATGATCTGGTTGATTGTTTTCTCGTAGGGCATTCCTTCCCAGATGTGGGCGAAGTCTGGGTTGTTTCGTGATTCCTCGACCTGTCGCAGAATCTCTTCCGGGAGTATTCCAGCTTGTTCGGCGTCCCGCCATGTGGTGTGATGGTGGGTGGTGCGTTGTTGGGTGAGCTGGCTCGGGTGGGTGACGAAACGTGTGGTTATCGCATCCTCCGGGGTTAGGGGATTGCGGGTGAAGATAATGGTGCTGCCGTTCTTTCGGATGGTCGGCAGCAACACGTCTAGGCTATGGTCGGTGATGAACTGGGCTTCTTCTATCCAGCAACGGTCTACGCCTTCGATGCCTTTCAACGTGCTTTCGGGGTCTTCGTGCAAGCCCTTGAACCAGAACACACTGCCGTTGACGTGGGTTATCTGTTCGCGGGTGATGGTGAAGCCGGGAAGCTCATAGCGGCTGATGATATCCGCTAGGAGCTGTTTGACGCTTTCCTGAATACTGTTCTGGAATTCACGGGTGCATAGGATGCGGGTGGGGTACATGCTGGCTTCGAGCGCTAGGGCTAGGGCTACGCTGGTGCTTTTTGCGCTTGAACGGCCTCCGCTGTAGTCGTAGTAGCGGTATGGCGGATTGTCACGGTCGTGGAGGAAGAACAGTAGGTCTTCGTATGCTTTGGGGATTACGAGGTTGAATGTTCCGTTTTGTTCCATAATGTGCGCGCGATTCTCAATAGTACGGTCTTCACCCGAGGAAACCCGAGCCTTATTGAGAATAATAGGCTCGGGTTTGTTCACTTCACCGTGACATTGATCGTAGGCGGCTCGTACATCTGCACCGTCTGGTCAACCTGTTGACGGGGCATCCCCTCGGTACGGTTGGTAATGTCCTGATAGGATCGGAATGCTTTCTCACCGTCCTTCTTCGATTCAAGAACACGGCGTAGGGCGATCTGTTCGGCTTGGGTCAGTTCGTCCATACGCTGCACCCATTCCGCCAGTTCCTCGTTCGTGAGTTCAAGGAATTGCTGGAGGTTGTATTTCACGCTGCCGCGTTTTGTCCATTTACGGCTGCGGTCTTGTGGGCGTTCTTGGAAGCCGCCTTTACCGGTTGGGTTGTTCACGCCTCCGGTTATTCGTCCGCGGGCGTCTCTGGTTACGTTGCTCATAAGGGGTATTTTACGCTTTCTTGGGTTTAGTTTGCTGTTGGTGTTGGTTGATGATGGTTTGTATTTCTTCTGGGGTGGTGTTGAGTAGGTTGGCGATGTATTCGGTGTTGTAGTGTTTGCGGTGCCATTGGAGGGCTAGTTCGGTTTTGTGTTGGCTGAGGGGCATGATGGTTCCTTACGCGAGGATGTAGGTTATCAGGAGTTTGAGTAGGGCTATGGTGCCGGTGGTGATGAGCAGGACGGCTAGGGTGATGAGTAGGACGCCGAGAATGCGGCCTAGCTTGTAGCCGGGTGTGGTGTTGCGGAAGTAGTCGAATTCGCTTGGTTTCTTCATTGGTTTGGCTTCCATGTGATTGTGAGGGATACGCCGGTTGTGGTGTTGTCGGCGTATCGTTTGTGGCTGGTTACGTCGGTTATCTGACAGTCATCATGCCAGATTTGGGTTTCGGTGATGGCGTCGTATAGGGCGCGTTGGAGTTTGTCTATATCGGGTTTGACTGTGGGGTGTTTGCGTTTGGTGGGTGGGATGGTTTTGGGGCGTGGCAGGTAGAACGTGGTTTCTATTTTGATGTATGAGTTGGGTGGGATGGTTGGGTGTTTGTGGCTGAGGATGGTGTCGCGCACGTGGTCGCGCCACGGGCGTTCCTTTCTGTCCATCGGTATTAGGCGGGTTACGGGTTTACCGGTGGTGCGGCTCCTGCCGGTGATTGGACGGTAGGAGCCTTTACTGGCGGGGATGCCGGGAATGAACAGGCTGAACGAGAACGGTTCGCCGATCATTGGTTGGACTCCGCCAGCTCGGACGTCGGTTGTGTTTCCGCCTTGAGTTTGAGCGTGCGCAGGATGTCGGCACGGTTGCTTTGGTGCTTGTAGGCTAGTTGGTCTTGGCCGACGTATTTGAAGCGTTGACCGCAATTATGGCAGAACAGCGGGTCAGGGTTGTTCTTGTAGATTTCGAGGATACGTCGGTAATATTCGGCGTTGTTTTCGGGTTGCCCGTTGAAGCAGCGTTGTGTGGTGTCCGGCCAGATCAACGCTCCGCATCGAGGACAATAGGAGACGGGTGGGATACCGTCCACGGGTTTCGGGCTTGCGGTGATGAACTTCATGGGCGTCCAGAAGTCGCCGGTTTTGCTGAGCATGTCCCGGTAGGTTTTGACGAAGCCTATGAGATCGAACGATTCGGCTGTAAGGCAGCCTTCGAGAATGTTGAATTCGTCCATACTGTTGACGAACGCATGGCGCTCCAGCAGGTATAGGAGGGCGACAGGGATACTGTTGAGTTCGTTCGCGTCCTCGTAGTCATAGAGGGTTATGGTGGTGTCTTCGCGGTCGTCTATGGGGCAGTTCTGCCAAATTTTGACGTATGCGCGTTTCGTGAATTTCATGATTGCTCCTTTCCCGAGAATACGCCGGTTTGGTAGGCGTCACAGATTATCCGGACGAGTTCGTCTGCCTCTAGTTGGATAAATGGGTACTCGCTCGTATCGATTTCACGGCCAGCATCCTGTTTGGGATTCTCGGTTTGTTCCGATTCGGTGGTCTTCGATGAGGCCAATAATTCTAGGACTTTATAGGAGACTTTGGCAGTTGATTCGATGGTGTAATTCTTATCTTGCTTGTCAATGTCCAGAGTGCTTATGGCCGACTGTATTGCGTAACGCAGTTGTTTGTCCGTTACGAGATAGCGGGTCATGGTAATTCCTTTCAATCGGTGGTGACTTGGGTCAGTCCGCGCATTTCTCCCTTGGTGGCAGACTGTGCACAGCCAGTCTGTATCCGCAGTACGGGCAGGTCACGTAATATGTGCCCACCGTCTCGCCGCAGTGGGTGCACTCTACATATCGGGTTGCCCTGCTCATTTCGCGTCCTCGCTTTGATTCGGCACCTCGGACGGCATGTTGCCGGTGTAGCCGAGCATGGAACGGCAGTGGCCGGCTGTATTTTCGTATGCGTTGACTTGTCCCCTCACGACACCGTATGCGGCCATGTCATGCTTCATTAAAAGAACGCTCGACAGTCTCAGGCCTTCCGCTGCTAACTGTTCGCACCAGTCGATGATCTCATTGAGCGTCTTGTCTTTCTCGGTGACGTTCACTGCCATTTAGAACACGTCCCATTCGTTGTCGGTCTGGTTGGATGAGTTGGTAGGGTCGAACGTGTCGGTTCCCGGCCATTGAGTGTCGGTCTGCTGGTCTTGCTGAGGCTGCTGGTTCTTCGCCTTGAGCATGGCGAGACTAATGGTCGCGTGTTCGATAATGAAATCGGTGCGCGGCTGACCGTGATTATCGGTGCCGGTCTTCCATTTGAGGACGCCTTCGACGCGGACAGGGGTGCCCTTGCGTAGCATGCGTTCGTAGGTTTCCGCAAGTCTCAGATCATATTCGAAGATGGTTGCCCACATGGTGTCGTGGTCTACCCATTGTTTTGTGGTCTTGTCCATGTGTCCGCCTGTGGCGGCGACTCGGATAAGCATGTAGGGGGTGCCGTTGCGGGTCTGTTTGCGTTCGGGGTCTGCCGCCAAGCGTGCGAGCGGTAGCGTGATTGTTGGGTCATTCATCGTTAATCGTTGCTCCTACGGGTAGTGGTGCGATGTCGGGGTTGAAGTAGTAGCGGTTGCCTACCTTGATGTATGGCAGTCGTTTCTCACGGCAGTATCTGCGGACGGTCTGGATGTTGAGGTGCCAGCGTTCCGCGTACTGCTCTGTCGTTGCGGTGTAGTCTTTAGCGTACATGGTTTAAGTATACATCAGATTAGTCTTGATTGCAATAGTATGAGCTAGCTATATAATATATATATGCGCACTGGAACCGGGCGCAGATCAAACAAGATAGGAACAGGAATAAAGTAAGCGCCTCCCCGAGAGAAATTGAAGAGAGGCGCTAACAGAAAGGCGGAAATATGTCCGATACGAGTATAGCACAGAACTCGGGTTTTTCGATGTTGCCGAATTGGGCGGTGGATGATGACCGGTTGGGCGGCTACGACCTGCTGGTATATATGGCGCTGATACGTCACGCCGACAACACCGGCGTATGCTGGCCAAGTCTGGAGCGCATCGCCAAGGTCGCGCGTTGTTCACAGCCCACCGTATCCAAGAGCCTCAACGTGCTTGAACAACTTGGATATATCCGACGGGTCAAGTCCGATGGCAGAGCCAACCGGTATCATGTCTCGCTGTGGAAGCCCACCCCAAAACAGGGTTATGACCCTGAACCGACCCCAAAACCTGCTTTTGACCCCCCAAAACCTGCTTTTGACCCCACAAAACCTGCTTTTGACCCACCCCAAAACGAGGTTTTGACGAACAATACCCAAGAGAACAAAACCCAAGAACAATACTCGCGCGGCGAAGAAAAAATCACAGTCTCCTGCCATTCAGTGGACACCCTTAAAGCGCTTATGGGATTGTGGCCGAAGAAATGCAGGGTGTCAAACGAATTCATTCAGTGCTTTAATCAGGCGTTCGATGAAGTCGGTGTCGACGCGCTTATGAGGGCGGCGAAGCGTTTCGTGGAATCGTGCGAGGGTACGCCATTGCAGTACGTGCGGACTCTGCCCGTGTGGCTGGCCAATCCGATTAATTGGAGGGCCCAGAAGCCGGAGGAACGCAGCGAAGCCAAGTTAACGAATTGGATGGCCCATAGGCTTCCCGATGCCATGTCCGCCGACGTGGCGACCGTTCTGCGTGCGAGGCGTGCGTATTGGGGTGCCACCGGTGGTGTGGAGGCTTTGGAAATGGAATTCTTTCCAGACGAAGTTAAGAATGTGGGCAATTTGCAACAAGAACCAACAGTGTGATATAATATCTATATCACACGTTGCATGGAAAGGATGCAGATGAAGGTCTACACAAACCGATACCACGACTTCACCCCGTCACAAGGCATACCGGTACTCATAACGTACGGTTCGCCACGATGGCGACTTCCGTACACAATCGCAGCATCAGCGAAAACAGTGACGCCGGGCCGATGGTTCATGGAAGGAACCGACGAAGAATTCACCGAACGGTATCGTGCCATGCTGGACTCACACGGGGTCGCCCGCATCAGAACGGAACTTGAAACGATATCGCAACTCAACGGAGGTAAAGACATCGTGCTTCTATGCTTCGATGACGTAAGAAAAGGCTTGTGCCACCGAACGATTTTCGCCCAATGGTGGCAGGAAAAGACCGGTGAAGAAGTCAAGGAATTACAAAAAGGTTTGGAGGCCGATCAAAATGTGCTATTCTAATGACCGTTGCTATTCCGCCCCTAGCTCACCGGATAGAGCGCCCAATCTCGAATTGGGAGGCACCAAGTTCGACTCTTGGGGGGCGGTCTGATGGCAGGTTTCAACTCACCGTCCATACTGTTCCTCAACACTTGGGATAAGCCCGAACGTGATTGGAACGGGAATCTGTTTAGGCAGGCACCCGCGTCAGGGTATACGCGATACGTCGAACTGTACGCCGGAGCCTTCGCAAACTGCAAGGTCGCCGTGGAGAACGGTTGGGAACCGGAGCAAATCGAGGCGTGCGACGTGTGGGCGTACACCGCAGCGCTCGGATATGCGTACAGCGGGACGCCTCTCACCGAAATGCGGGCAACCGTTGACGGTTCACCAGTCTCGCTCTCAGGAAACGCAGCGGATGACGCGGCTACCGTAATCATGGCGCAATATCGTATGCGTCTCAGCAAGCACGACGATATCGATTACTACCGTGAACTTCTGGCTGATCTTGACATCAACGATTCGGAACACGTCGGACAGATACGGGAGCGAATCGCAGCGAATATGGTCAGACTTGGTGGGCTGAGATACGAGGCCACCGACCCGATGAAGTATGCGGAACGCATTATGGATGACCCGCACACCATCGTGTTCGCCAATCCTCCTACGTATCCGGGAGCTTATGAAAAGTTCTTCGAGACCGGGGGGAGATTCCAATGGGCGGAACCTGAATACAACGTGTTCAATGCTCCCGTTGATATTCCCAAGCTCTGTAGGCTGTTCGATGGGCGTAAGGCGTTGCTGATCTGCCAGCAGCAGCAAACGCCCGGAAACGCCGCAACTGATAGCCCGGTCTACGCTAGGCGTCTGGGTTTGGACAGTGTGATTTACATGAATTCCAACCGTCCGAACGAGGTCAAACGTCTTGTCGGCGGGAACATGGTGACTGTGGCGTCGTCGAAATCGGCGGAGATACCGATACCGATATTGCCCAGAGATCATCAGATTACCGAACGTTCCGAAATCAAGGTCGTACCGTTACGCGATAGCGCGGCCCAAGACTCGTATCTGCAAGTGATGCGACACAGGATATCGGGAAACGTGAGCCCGATGTGTGTTCTCGTACTAATCGACGGTTACGTTGCCGGAATCATCGGATATGGTTTGCCGAACCCCATGTACACGATTCGCTACGCGGTATTGCGTCAAGCATTCGGGGTATCCCACGAACGGTATCGGCTTACGAAGCTGGTCACGATGATAGCGTTACGTCGTTCCACGTTCCAGCTCTGCGCTACGCCCAAGACACAGATACTCGTCGATGCGTGCGATGGGCTGGCAACCGTTGAGTACACGCGATACCCCGAAGCCAAGGGACTTCGCGGACTGATGAAACTGGACAGACGCGACCGTAAAAACGGACAGTACCAATTGCAGTATAAGAGCGATTGGCACGAAGAGACCGGCTTAAGGAACATTCTCGGACAGTTCCTAGCCAAAGAGAACCGGAGGAAGTAATGTCTGACATCGACACGTCGCAAGAAATGACCATAGCCGACGGTTTGGTAATCAAATGGGTTGACGTGGTTAATCTCAAGGAACAAGACCTGAACGCGCAGGTCATGGAACCACGTAAGTTCGACGCGCTGACCCAGAACATCAAGCTACGAGGGATGTTGGAGTCATTGCCGTATTGTTCGCAACCGAACGGAGAAGGGCCGATAAGTATTGTTTCCGGCCATCATCGTACAAGAGCCGCCGCCCGCGCCGGTATCCAACGTATCCCGGTTATCGTGGACACGAAGCCTATGACACGTTCCACCATAACGGCGAAGCAGATAGCCGCCAACGAACTCACCGGCCACGCGGATGAAAAGCTGTTGGCGCAGCTGGTCACTCAGATGGACAACGTAGACGACTTGTTGCTCAGCGGACTCGATCAGGACAGCCTACCGCACGTCGAACCGCAGCAAATCAACCTGAACGGTTTGAATGTGAAGTACGAGTATAAGAACGTGGAGTTTTTGTTTCTGACCCGCGAATACGAAGAACTTGAACAGTTCGTGGATGATTGCAACTCGGACATGCTCGGGTTGGTGCCTATGGAATTGTACGACGAGTTCGTGCATCAGGTGACATCGTTCGCTTCACGTAACGGAATCAAGAATATGGCTGCTGCGGTATCCAAGATCATCGAGATAGCGAGGAAAGACGCCGAGGAAGAGTGATTACAGGCCGGGCGAGTCCCGGCCTTTTTTTGTTTGCATCACAAGACACAATGTGATATAATGAGTATATCAAGCGATAAGGCTTGAGATATACCCAAGGAGGTCACAATGAACGAGACACATATCCAGACTATTCGCGGCGGCATCCAGCGCGTCATCCACCTTGCCAAAGACCACTGGACTCAGGAGCCCAAACGGTGCGGCTTCAACTACCATCACGAACTCTACGGGTACATCCCAGTCTGCAAACTGTCCAAGCTGATCCGGGAAGCTCGGAACGAAACATGGGAGGAATACGTTTGGCTCTGCTACGAGAACCGCTACCTGACTCTGGAGCAGATGGCTGCACAGATGCTGGAGTGCGAAAGCTATACAAAGTTTTCCACGACGCTGTACGAAACCTTTAAGCAGAAATCCCAGATGGAATCGCATCACACTGTCGCAAAAGTATTCGTCGGCGCTGACGGCTTCGAATACCGCGCCTTCTGACAAGGCAAAGGAGGAACAGAAATGGGAAACGCTACGGAAATCACTCTCGATCAGGCCCGCGACATGATTCGCAGCATCGATAACCGTCTGATCCCCGAATGCCGCGACTTCGACACATACACCGAGACAGACGATATCTGGCGTATCGGAGATTACGGATACGTTGACGCCGACGTGTACGAGCAAGCATTCCGGGACTATGAGGAACGTAACGGGAAGACCGAGTGGGCGAGCACCATGTACGTGCTTGAAGGCAATCAGCCGACCCGCCTCGAATTCTTCGTTAAGGCGTACAATCTCGGCGGGATGCCAATGCTGGACGGGCTTTTGGGTGCCCAGTTCGACAACGGGGACGCGGATAATGTGTATTTGACGAACGGCGAGGCATGGCCAATCTGACTTAATGCATGTCCTAGCGTCCTAGCGTCCTAATTGGCGTTATTCCGCCAATTCACAGCGTCCTAACCCGTCCTACTAGGGGCGCTGGGACATGTCTATGCGTGTCGCTGATTGCTTAATCACACCACATGTGATATACTTTATATATCATCACACTATCAGAAAGGAACTTTGTAATGGCGGCCAACAACCTCAGTAACAAATTCATGAAAGTCCTCAACGAAGTCCCAAACTTCGTCACCGACGAAACCGCACAGGCAGGTAACCGGACTTACAAGTATCTCAACCTCGCCACGATACTCAAAACCATCAAACCGGTTTTCGAGAAGTACGGTCTGGCATTCAGCCAGCGCGTCACGTTCGACAACACGAGAGAAACGCGACAGGCCATCGGAACAGTGGAAACCATCATTTTCGATGATACAGACCAGATGGTGGTCTGCTCCTATCCGTTCTTCGTGACCGGCGACCCCCAGCAGGTCGGTAGCGCGATCACTTACGCCCGCCGCTATAGTCTCTACGCAGTGTTGGGCATCTTCCCCGACAAGGACGACGACGGAGCGTATGCCAAGCAGCGTTACGAGACCGCAGACCGTGCGATCAGCGCCGAACAGTACGCCGATCTGGTCAAGGCTATGGATGCGCACAATATCACATCTGCGGAGCGCAGAGACTTCATCAACGGCACTCTGAAACGTCAGGTCAGGGGATGGAATGGACTCACGCAAACCGACCTGAACAGTCTGATGAACGCCGTCAACCGAATGTAAGTGGCCTTTCGCGTTGGCGCACTTTTGGGATTTTGCTTAAAACAAACCGATTTATAAGCCCTCTTGTTCTAATAAGGGAGCTGGAATGGAGTATCTGAAATGTTTGACAACGAACTTGCCTTCGACAAGCTGCTTGACTCGCTCGGCGCGGAAACGCTGCTGGATAATCTCGTTCAGGCGTTGACGGCTGATGAGCAGCGTGAGAACTTCGATTATATTGCGCGTTGCTTTGACATTGACCTTTCCGACTGCGAAAGCGAGGCGTGAAAGGGGAACGTAAATAGTCCCCCTCTTATATTCCGGGCTTTCGGGCGTGAGCCTATCAATCACGCCCATCAATCACCGTTGATTATCCACGTCCTACTAGGGCGCTGGGACCTGTCCCTGCGTGTCGCTGATTGCCTAATCCCACCACATGTGATATACTTTATATATCAGGCATTGGACTTGATATATGACCTAAGGAGTTGAACACAAACCATTATCAGTAATTAATTCCATATTCATCATGAAAGACTTGTGGGCGGGACTCGTCACCCGCCCACACCCAACCGAAAGGACAACATCAATGAAGATCATCAATGTATCGCAAGCCCACGAAACCGAGGCATGGCTCGGCGAACGAGTGGGCCGTATCACCGGCACCAAAAGCGGCGGACTCGCTTTGGAACACTACGCTCAGACCGACGTAGAAAAACTTAAAGAGTACCGAGACAAGGCGTTGGAACAAGCGAAGAAGGCGAAGACGCCAGACAAAGCCAACGAGTATTACACGAAGGCTCAGAACTACGACGATAAGATCGTGGACGCCGAAGCCAAGAACAAGCGGCTTAAGGTCGGCGTGGACTTCTGGAAGTTTCTCGCGGAACTGTGGGCAGAACCAGCGGACGGTGAACCTCCGATGGAACGCGGACACCGTCTCGAACCCGAGAACATCCAGATCACCCTCAAAACGCTTGGCTTCAACCCCGGCGATTGCGTCCCCGATTGCGGTATCTGGGAGAGTGACGACGACAACCGTATCGCGTGCAGTCCAGACGCCTACGAGAACACTGAGAAGCCGACGTGGGCCATCGAATGCAAGTCGCTCGGCTCAGCCTACCATTTGCAGACCGTCGTACCGTGGATGATGCACACGGACGCCATGCGATCTCATATCGTCAACCTGAAACCCGAACTGGTGGACGTCATTGAACAGGTATTGCCCGAGTACACTCTGGACTCCAAGGCGACCGGCTTCGACTTCATCCCCGACCAGTATAAGGCGCAGGTGCTGCAATACTTCGTGGTGTGCGATTCGCTGGAAGTCCTGTATTTCTCGATGTTTGACCCGCGCGTGGTCGGAACTGCAAACCATCAGGTCATCCCCGTGTACCGCAAGGACATCACCGAAAAGATCGAAAACCATAAGCGTTGCCAGTTGGCCACGCTCCATATCTCCGATGTGCTGGCCGACGTTCTGGGGGTGACGTTCTGATGAAGACCGCAACCATTCTGGAAAGCCCTGACATGTTCGCACTATTCGACGGATGCCCCACATGCAAGCGGCAGAGCGCCGTTTATCTGATGACGTGCCGCGTGTACGCCCAACAGATGGGGCGTAGGCTCCGTATCGTATCGTCGGGCAGCCCCACCGCCCGGGCGATACGCACAATCGCCAAAGACCAAGGGACAACTGTGCGCTACCCGATGATCTTACTGGACGGATTGATTTACTTCGAACCGCAAGACATCAGCCTTGACGATTACCTAGCGGACGATGACGAACCCAATGAAGAATAACATTTTAACCAGCGACGTGCTGGAACTGTTCGACCGT